CCCATCATTACTTCCTGGATTTCTCCAGATTGCAATTTATACTCATCTTCAGTATCAGTTGATAAAGCTGAAGATGGTAAAGGGGTTTGATTATAGACATATTGTCTATATGACTCTAGGTGAGTCACACACCGCTGCAAATCTAGTTTCGCAGCACAACTTTGGCAAGCACCATTGCTTGCGACGCATGAACAAATAGCAATTTATTTTACGATACAAGGGCTAATTAGGCCTCATGTAAAGGGATAATTCCATTGGTTAAGTTTTGGGTAGGGTACTTAACAACCCTGTACGGGATCTCTTAATTTAGAATTTTGATTAAATTCTCCTACCAACTGATCCCAAGTCGGTAGATCTTTGTCCATGTACGGAAATAATGACAATTCATCAATCCATCCATAGAAAAGAGCACGTTTAGCTAAGAAAATATCTTTTCCATACCAAAAGTACTCTCTACACGCTGTATCTAAAACAGCTAAAGCATGTAACTGAGGGCTAATAGATTTAGATGCTACACACATAGTCAACATCTTATCTATAGAATCATGCTCGATTGGACATACCATACAATTCAATTCGGACTCAAATCGCCATTTTCGACGAAGAAAAGAAGCCTCATCAATATGAATAAAAGGGACACTTTTTGCTTCCTTATCTGCCATTGTGAATTCAATATCAATGTTAGCTAAAATAGATTGCATAATGGTATGGTTCAACCAAGTGCACTGTTTGTTAACACCCATTATCATATCATCACCATATGTCATAAGAGATATATTTTCCTTAAAATCTTCACAAGTCTTTTGAGGATGTGAAGAGGCATAACAATATCTCACATAAAGACTATTGGCAAGACCATTGATAATGACAGTTAAAGGATGTCCAGAAGGATTAGTACCATAACATCTAATCAAGTCACCATGAAAATCAATAGTAGGAAAAGCTGTATCTTCAGCAATACCATACACTACTTGCAAATCTTTTTGTGACCATCCTGCTACTTTCAAAATATTAGTAATAATTTCAAACGCAGCAAGAATAACACTTGCAGGCATTCGCTTATCAAATTTACCATAATCACCAGCCACAATACGGTCTTCACCAAACTGCGTGATATAATGATAAATTTCATCCCACTCACGGGATTGAGCGATAGTTCCAGGTCCTGATTCAAAAATAAATCGATTCTTCTGGATTAAACGAATTACAGGCAGTAAATACATACGCACAACAATGCTCCAAGGCATAGGGGCACCACAGAACACACGTGTTTTACCGTCAGCAATTTTCTTTAGAGAAGTAGGTTCATCTTTAAGAGAAGCCGTAAATACAGGACAGTATGTGACACCATTTTCATAGCAGTTAATCACTTTATCCATCTCAGCTTCAATTTCCGGAGTAACTTTAACAGGATGTTGATAATCTCCAAATGCTTCTACGTGCTCAAGAAAAAATTTCTTGGATTTCCGAAATGGAAAACCCGCACTTGTATACGTGGCATCTTATCAACATACGCTAGACCAGGGCATCCATTTATAGCAGTATTCATATCGAAAACTTTCAAATCTGAAATATCTGATTTACTCAATCGAGATAAAATATCAAATGTAAAACCTTCAACACAATGTTGCAATAAAGTTAAATCTATATGAGAAACCGGACGAGACATATCCAACAGAGCTCGTCTCCATGGAACATAAGAATTCATAACTGGAGCATCTGTTTGTCTTTTGAAACCATCTCGAACAGCTATATCACTCATAAAAGTCTTTGTGACTTTCGATTTAGTACCACTACGAAAACCAGCCAATGAGCCAAATACTTGCATAGTGCCTGATTCAATCCAGCGTGTAGTCGCCATCTTATCTAAATCTACCAAATCTTGCTTATAAGCACCTACTTGCAAGCTTGGTATACCATTAGAAAAAACAACATGTTTAACAGACATAACATCTTCGTAAGTAACGGATATAGCACATGCTTTACTAGCACCACCACCTAATGCATGAATACCTAAGATCATAGGGCCCATAGCTGATTGTGTTAGCAATGTTGTGCCGCAATCACCATCTACTGTTGGTTTATCAACAGTACCTTCCCAAACTGATGTTCTCAAATGTGCATCCTTTGATTCATCATCAAATGAAAACTTCTTAATAAGCTTAGAAGCTTTGAAATTTTGCACTTCTAATGTCCCATCAAGACATCGACTCACATACTTGCCATCAAATCTACCTTCATAGGAAGTTTTGGCAAATAGTTCACGAATATCTCGTTTAGGAGGAATCGAGGGTAATTGAATAAAACATATATCTTTCTCTGGAATACGCGAAATTTGAGATGGTGTAACAAGAGTCGTAAAATTCTGTGTTACTCCATCTTTTTGAGACTGGAAAATAACTTCCATTTCAAAACAATCAAATCTTGCACAATGGTTATTCACAAGATAAGTATGTCCTCCAATGCACAAACCTTTACCAAATTTCTCACGAATGATATCACCATCTCGTACTCGCATACGATAAGACATAAGATTATTAGAAATAAACTTAATAATATCATCATGAGTCCATTTTACTTTAGATAGCATGGAAGGTGTAACATCAAAAGTTGTACATTCAAAAGAATCTTTATACCAAACATTCTCATGTTTATCATTTTTCGTGGTAGGTATAGAACCTCTTTCTGCAGCAGCTCCTTGCATTTCCTTTTTAGGAGAAACAAAAGATTTACTAAAATCTATAAGATATCTGCTAGCTTTTACCAAGGTGATAGCCGCTGCAATAGATGCACACAAGACTACTACCTTAGATGATCGCACTGCACGATATGCTTTATACCCAATAAGATACATACAAATATGACGCATTTCAGGTATGTGTAACAATCGTGCGGCAATCCAAAAGAAATACCATCTACCATAAAAGAAAACAACTATGGCTCTACAAATTGGACCTTGTGATATAAACCACATGATACTCATGTACCACATGATAATTATTTTGGTAAAAATACTCATATGACGCATATTTCTATAGATACCACGCATAGAATAATCATACACAGGATCAATATATTCTTCTTCTTCTCTAAAAGAAGCACGTTGAACCCATGGTGTAATGATTACATCTTCTTCATGAGATTGTAAAGAAACACACTCAGTACATTTTGAAGAAGGTAAACCATGCGAACATAAAGAAACACTTTTCATATCAGCATCGCATTTCAATGCCTGAGCTTGTACACCTTCAGATGATTTAGCAACAACATTAAACCATTGTAAAAAATCATATATATTCACGAATTTATTTACAATAGTATATGTTGCTGTTTGACCCATATGTAACTTATTTTTAGATAAGTCAGGTATAACACGCTTAACAGTTATTTCCCACAAATCTGGATACTCACCTTCATTAGATACAGGAATCTTTAAGGGATCAATCATGGGACCATCATCTTTACAATATTCTTTTTTAGGTTGAATAGAAAAAATGTATGGTAAACGACGCTGAACAGCTAAGGGACATGCAAAATATGTTTCAGCATTCAAAGATTCAGTGTTGGTTGTTGCAATAACAAAGCGAGCTCTAACAGGAGTTTTACCTTTATCCGCGAGATCAGCTTGCGTAGGTACATAAGGTACATTATTCACAACTTGTAACATTTCCATTAAAGAAGGATCACAACCTTGCGCTGAGTTAGGGTGCAAATATGCAATATCATCTA